TGACGGCGGGTGCGAAGTACCATGCCGTGGCCCTAGACGCCCCAAGCAACGCCGACGACGGTTATGGTGGCACCGCTGACGGCTGGACAGAGCAATTCACTGCGCGTGCGGGGGTCTTATACCTCAAAGGCGGGGAATCCGTGCAGGCAGCGCGCCTGACCGGCACGCAGACGGCGATTATCACTTTGCGGGCATCCACCGCAGCCAAGGCAATCAAGACGACTTGGCGACTGCGAGACACGCGACTGAGCCGAGTTTACAATGTTCGCGAGGCCAAACTGACCGACGACCGCAAGTTCATTGAATTGCTATGCGAAAGCGGCGTTGCGACGTGAAGATAAAAACTGAGGTTCACGGCGTTGATGATGTTCAGCGCCTGCTGATGCAAATCGCGCCGAAACATGCGCGCAACATCATGCGATCAACGATTCATGGAGTTGCCGGGGAAATCCGAGACGAAGCGCGGGCGCGGGCACCGACAGACGGCCCGCCTAAGACCTTCGCCCCGGCGATCAAGACCAAGCGGGGCCGTGGAACACCAACGACGGTGCGATCAGACGTTATTGTCGAGCGCCGCGCGTTCTTCTGGAAATTCCTAGAATACGGGACTTCCTCGATGTCCGCCAAGCCGACGTTCGGCCCGGTAGTTGAAGCGATGCGCCACAAATTTGAAGCGACATATGTTCGCCAGTTCAAGGCCAAGTTCGCCGCATCGCTGGCCCGCGCCCAGAAAAGGCAACAGAAATGAGCGCCGAACTAGAATTGCAAAAGGCGATTGTCACGACGCTACGCGGCGACGTGACATTGATGGCCACACTAACGGGCGTACACGACGTAAAGCGCCAGGATGCGGATGGCGGCGACGAGGCTGAATACCCATTCGTGACGTGCGGCGAGATGTTCACAACCGAAAAAGACACCGTCGGGAATATCGGATTTGAAACGCTTGTCCGTGTCCACACATGGTCAGCAACCGGCTCGATGTTTGAGTGCAAGAGCATTCAAGGCATGATCCACGGGCTTTTGCACGACGCTGATCTGAGCGTGACAGGGTTTCATTGTTATTCGGTCCTGCGGGAACGAAGCGAAACTGACCGTGAAGACGGCACCGGAATTTTTCATGGGGTTTGCGAGTATCGCGCCCTCGTTCACACAGCTTAAGGAGACTTGACATGGTTGCTGTAAAAGGCCGCTCGGCGATTTTGAAAAAAGGCGCGACAACTGTTGCGGGGGTCCGCGTCACCGGATTCACAGCAGCATCGCAGCCAATCGACATCACTGACAACGACAGTGATGGCGTGCGCGAACTGTTGGCCGGGGCGTCTGCAACGGACACGCTCGACCTGACCGTCGAGGGCGTTGAGGAGGATCAAATCCTTCGGGACATCATGCTGAACCCTGCAACGGATCGCTTATTGACGGATGTGACACTGACGTTTTCGGATGCTACAGTGCTGTCAGGCAACTTCTTTCTCAGCAGCTATGCCGAAACGAACCCATATCAGGACGCGACGACATTCAACGCAAGCCTGATGTCGTCCGGTGCCTGGGCCGTCGCTTAATGCACGGTTTTGAAGATGTCGCGTTTGTCTGGAAAGGCGAAACGTTCACTGTTCCGGCTAACCAGCAACTCCGCCTCATTGCCGAGATTGAGGAAGCCCTTGTCAGGCCCGGCGAGCAGGCCGTTGCGGTTCTTTGCCGTACTGGCGGTCCAGGCTATTCGCGCCTGGCGGCAGCCTATGGCGCTGCGCTCCGATATGCGGGGGCCAAGGTCGATGATGAGGATATATACCTTGCCATTGTCGATGGGCTTGGCAACCGCGACACAAGCACCGTCGTGGATGTGCAGGGCTATTTGATGGCTTTGCTAGCTGTTGTCGCCCCGCCGATCTATCGCAAGATCACTGCGCCAGATGAGGCAGACGACACGCCGGAAAAGCCGGAGCCAACGGCTGGGGATTAGTGCGGACATTATACGATCTGACCGTTGGCCAAGGCTGGGTGCAACCTGGCGCATTCTGGAACTTATGCCCCGGCGAATTGTGGTGGCTGATCGACGCGCACAAGCCGCGCAATCAGGCGGGCAGTCAGGAATCCTTTGCGGAACTTTACGAGATGCTGAAAGCAGCGAAGGAGGCCGAAAATGGCGAGAGGTAGTGATATTGCCGTCGTTGTCGGCGCTGACATTTCCGCTCTCACGCGCGGCATGTCCAGCGCAGGCCGTTCCGTCGATCAGTTCGGCGATAAGTCGGCCAAAATGGCCGGGCGGATGGTCAAGATCGGCGCAGCCGTTGCGGCTTCCGTTGTGGGGATTGGGGCCGCCGGTTTGGCGCTCGGCAAGAACGCTGCCCAAGCAGCAACGGACATCGGCAATCTGGCGCGTGTCGCGGGCACCAGCACGACGGAGTTTCAGCGTTGGACCGCTGCGACCGAGACGGTGGGGATCAGCCAGGAAAAGCTGAGCGACATCCTGAAGGATGTTCAAGATCGGGTCGGCGATTTTCTGTCTACCGGCGGCGGGCCGATGGCTGACTTTTTTGAAAACATCGCGCCCAAGGTTGGTGTGACTGCTGACCAGTTCGCGCGGCTATCTGGCCCGGAAGCGCTCCAGCTATATGTCACATCGCTTGAGAAAGCGAATGTAACGCAATCGCAAATGACCTTCTATCTGGAGGCGATGGCCAGCGACACAACCGCGCTGCTTCCGCTTCTGAGGAACGGCGGTCAGGCCATCCGCGCCCTTGGGGATGAGGCTGAACGGTCAGGGCGCGTCTTGAGCCGTGACATGATTGACGGCGCGGCTGAACTCGACAAAGAGCTAGACGCTATTGCGGACACGATCAAAACCCAATTCACGGCGGCTGTTGTTGAGAACAAAGACGAACTGCTTGCGGTTGCAAATTTCATTGCCGACGATGTAATCCCGACGATTGCCGACCTGATTGAACTGGTTGGCAAAGCCGCCGAGGCTTTCGGGCTTGCGACCCGCATGGGCAAGGCGTTCATGGGGATCGACGCGGGCGGTTATGGGGCCAGCGAAAACCCATTCGAACAAGATCCGCGCTCAACCAGCTCCGGCGGTGGCAGCACAACCGGCACTTGGGACATTCCGGCGGTTTCTGATGAAATTGTCATACCGGGAACAACCAGCAAGAAAAAATCCAAAAAAACACAAGGCCCAACTGAGGACGATTTAGAGCGTCTACGCGAAAGTCTGATGACCGAACGCGAGGCAATCAACGATCATTACCAAGACACGCTGAAAGAACTTGAAGAATTCCGCGCTGCTAAGCTGGGGACCGAAGAAGATTACAACGAACTTGAAAGGCGGGCGGCAGAGCAGCACCAGAACGCGCTGACCGAACTCGAAAAACAGGCCCAGCAATCCCGAATGCAAGCAATTTCCGGGGCATTGGGCGACCTTGGATCATTGATGCAATCCGAAAACGAAAAGTTGTTCAAGATTGGCAAGGCGGCGCGGGTCGCGGAGGCTGTCGTTGATGGTTACACGGCGGCGGTGTCTGCTTGGGAAAAAGGCATGAAGGTGGGCGGACCTCCGCTTGCCGCCGCATTCACGGCTGCCTCGTTGGCCAAAACTGGAATGCTGATCAGCCAGATCGGATCAACGTCGATAGGTGGCGGCAGTCAATCGGCTAGTGCGGGCGGTGGCGTTGCATCATCCGGCGCAGTTGCATCAGGTGGCAGTGCCACTAGCAACAGCGTTGCCCTACAACTGAACGGTGAAATCTTCGGGCGGGATCAAATCCTAAGCCTGATCAATGGCATCAACGAAGCGCAGGAAGACGGCGCAGCATTGATAAGGCTGGTCTGATGGGCGTTATATTCGAAGCTGGTTATTCCCTGCCGGGGTCAGACGAACCGCTGACCCACGCCCGCATTGCACATTCGGGGCAGTGGGCAAGCGCAGTCATAACCGCCAGCACCACGGCTGCTGATTATTTCGCCGATGGCCCTGACAATAGCCTGACATATGAGCGCTGGCAGCCGACTGCGTTGCCCGCCGATTGGGAAGCTGATTTTGGCGGCGCGTTCTCTGCCGATTACTGCGCGGTCAGCGCGCACGATCTCGGAACCCAAGCCTGCAATGTGAAGGTGCAAAGCTGGAACGGTGCAACCTGGGATGACATTATCGGCACAACCGCGATCAGCGATAACAGCCCGATCCTGTTCATCTTTGAGCCACGCACAACGCCGACCAAGTACCGGCTGCGGGTTACGTCCGGTTCAGGCAATCCCACTATTGGCGTCATCAAATTCGGGCAGGCGCTTCAAATGCCCCGCGCGATATTCGGTGGTCATACCCCGCTGAAATTCGCACGCAAAACAGTTCTGCGCCAGACTTTGAGCGAAACCGGCGAGTTTCTCGGCCAGACTAAACAACGGTCGGCGCTGATGACCGATTTTGCATGGCGCAATATTACG